GATATTAAACTCACTAATAAACAAAAAGCATTTTGTAAATATTACGTTTATGATTGGAACGGAACACAGGCAGCAATTAGAGCAGGTTATAAAAAAAAGAATGCTGATGTTATTGCTTCTCAAAACTTAGGGAAACTTGGTATTCAGGCATTTATAAAAGAATTATGCGCTGATGATGAAAAATATACCGGAATAAGTAGACGATTAGTTTTAACTGAGCATAAAAAGATAATTGAAAATTCTGTTTCAGATTTATATTCTGATTGGATTACAAGAAAGGAATTCGATTCATTAACTCCTGATCAGAAAGCTTGTATTCAGGAAATTCATACACAAATAAAGACCAGCCGTAATATTGATGGGACTCTTGAAGAAAACGAGTATGTCAAATTAAAATTCTATGATAAGCAAAAAGCACTCGATTCAATCACTAAAATATTTGGTTATAACGAACCAGAAAAGTTTGAACACTCCGGTGAGATCAAAACAAATATTGTCGGTGCAATCCCAATTGTAGTGACAACAATTGATCAACAAAAAAAGCTTAATGAAAAAACTGATAATAATAATAATGCTTAGTGCAACAGTCGTATATGGACAGCAGGTACAGGCTTATAACTCTGATAAGTTTAAAGGCTTTGTACATGAAGGCGGCGCGCGTAGCTCCAAAACTACAAGCATAATTCAATTCCTATTAACGTGGGCCGAAAGACAGGAAACTCAAAAAAGGGTTATAATAGCACGTTCAAAAAATACTTGGACAAGAGCCACAACTCTTTATGATTTCATCAATGTAATGAAAGGACATGAGGTTTACGATATAAGGAATCACAACCGCACAGAAGGAATTATCAAATATCACAAAGTTGAATTCTGGTTTGGCGGACTTGATGATCCTCAAAGATTACACGGTTTTACTTCAGATGCTATTTGGATAAATGAAGCAAACGAGATAAGCAAAAATGATTTTGATCAACTTGAAATGAGATGCTCTGGCTTCTTTATTTTGGATTACAACCCAAATATAGACAATGAACACTGGATTCCGGCAACAGTTATTAAAAGAAATGATGTTAAATACATTCATTCAACCGTTTTAGACAATCCCTTCGCTCCTGAAGCCGTAGTCAGAAAGATTAAGTCTTATGAGCCCAACGAAATAAATCGTGCAGCAGGAACGGCAGACAAACAGAAATGGGAAATATACGGACTTGGCATAAGGGCAGTTCTTGAAGGTTTGGTCTTTAATAATTGGGACATTGTTGATGAGATTCCCTCCTGGTGTACCGATAGAGTTTTTGGGCTTGACTTTGGGTATACTTATGATCCTACTGGTATTGTTGAAATAGGCATAAGCAAAAGGACAAATGAATTATTCATTGATGAACATTGCTACCAAACGGGCATGTTAAATTCTGATATTGCCAGAAGATTAAAGCAATTAAAGGTTAAAAAGGTTGTTGCTGATAGCGCAGAGCCTAAAAGTATTCAGGAAATATATAACCATGGAATAAATATAATCGGAGTTAAAAAGGGCGCTGGATCTGTTATTAATGGAATTGATATAATGAAAAGATTTAAGATTCATTTAACTGCCAGATCCGTTAATCTAATTAAAGAATTCAAGAACTATAAACATATGCAGGATAAAAACGGCAAATATTTAAATGATCCGATCGATGACTTTAATCACGAAATTGACGCCGCCCGCTATGTCTGCATGAATGAATGCAGTTACAAAAGTGAATCACATCAAGACCTAACCAAAATATTTTATTAAAAATGACAATACAAGAACTTTTAAAAGGGACTGATTTTGAGGCAATATACAATGAAATGACTAAAAAAGTCGGCTATCCGATTGATGTTACTTATGAACAATGCGAAAAGCAGTTTGATGTAACAAAGCATGAAATTTATGATACATCAAAAAGAGAGGATAAGATTGGAGAGAAAGAAGTTGAATCCAACGGGGTAAAAACAAAAACAACATTTATAGTGAACGTCACAAGGATTGGTGTAGCCTTTCAAAATCTTATTACAAATAGGATAGTTTCATTTCTTCTCGGTGGATTGATAAGACTAAATGCCGATGCCGAAACCGATAATCAAAAAACTATTCTAAAAATGATTCAATTCATTTGGGATGCTCGCAAATTGGATTATAAGAATAATGATATATGCACAAGTTATATGAGCGAGTGTGAGACAGCCGAATTATGGTATTTTACATTAGAGGAGGGATTCTGGAATAAGTTTAAAAACAAAATTAAAGTCTCAATATTAGGCAATGTTAAATTAAATATGGCATTGAAAATATTATCCCCTAGTAGGGGTGATAAATTATACCCGCATAATAATGAAACTGGCAACATGGATGCTTTTGGAAGGTGGTATTCTATTTTAGATAGCGAAAATAAAAGCATTGAACATTTTGATATATATACATCGGAATATATTTATAAATACATTAAAAAAGATAAATGGGATTTGATGGATCCTCCCGCTGTAAATTTATTAGCTGCAATTCCAATTATATATTATTACAGAAGGCGTCCGCTATGTAACGATATAAATGATCTTGTTAAAAGATTTGCAGAAACGATAAGTAATTTTTGCGATACAAATGATTATTTTGGTTCGCCCACGCTTGTAATAAATGGAACCGTGATAAGTCTTGCTGATAAAAAGAATTCAGGGAAAGTAATCCAACTTGAAGGGCAGGCAACTGCTAATTATTTAATTTGGCCACAAGCTCCCGAATCAATTAAACTCGAATTATCTACTTTAAAAGAATTGATTTTTACCATGGTTCAATGTGCGGATATTTCATTTGAGCAAATGAAGGGGCTAGGGGGCGCATCGGGTATTGCAATAGAAAGGATGCTCACAGACATTTATTTAAAGTGCAATATGGAAGAAAGGAAATTTGGAGAAGGCATTCAAAGGAGGTTGAATTTATTTAAAGAAGCAATAGGAAATATTATCGCTGTAGGATTAAAGAATGATGCAGATAATATGGCAATTAAGCCTATTTTTAATTATTACAAGCCTAATAATATAGCCGACTTAGTTCAAATGCTCACCAATGCAAACGGAGGCAAGCCAATAGTAAGCCAAAAGACAGCAGTTGGATTGAGTCCATTAACTCAAGACCCAGCAATTGAACTTGAGCAGATACAGGCAGAAGAAAGCGCAAGTATTGATACAAATTTACAACCAGCTTCATTTAATCCTTAAAATATGAAAAAGTTTTTTATTTATTACGACAATGGATATTTTGAAGTATCCGATTCAATGAATATCACTCTACTTCACATGATTGACACAGGTGTAATTAAAATAATTTACAATGTAGAAGAAGACAAAGCATGGATTCGTTCGGATGAAGGAACTGCAAAAGAAGTAAAGGTTTGTGAAATTGAAGGGCTATAATTATGAACCTCTTACAAATATTAACTCCAATCATTAGCAAGATTGAAAACATTAGGGGTGAAGTAACAAAACTTACTCTTGATGAAGAAAAGATTAAAGTTTTTTACCAGTCAGGGATAATGCTTTGTCCTCTTGAAATAAAGTTACTCAGTTTTCTATCACAGAAAGTAGACGGTGATTATATTGAACTCGGTGTAAACTTTGGTTCAACAGCCTTGAATATCTGTAAAAACAACCCGGATAAAAAGGTTTATGGAGTTGACTATATAGAAACTGAAGATATTAAATTGTCTCCAAATGTAGGAAGGCCAAATAAACAACAGGTTGCTATAAACTGCATACAGGAACCGAATTTTAAACTGTTTCTTGAAGACTCACAAGTTATGAAACTACCCGAAAACTTAGGATTAGTGTTCATTGATGCGGATCATAGTTACGAAGGTGTTAAAAGGGATACTGAAAATATCCTCAGTCAAGTCGAGCCGGGTACAATATTAGTTTGGCACGATTACCACGCAGGCGCACGTAACGGGGGCGAAGATTATAACAAGATCGACGGATTCACCAGAATATTGGACTATGTTAATGGCGAAGTAACCAAATTGATGAAGGTTTATTACATAGTTGGAACTTGGTTTGCTGTTGGAATGAAAGAATGAAAGTAAAAAGGGTATGTATTATTATATCTATATTATTACTAATAAGATAACGCATAAACAATATGTCGGGCAGCATCAATGCAACAGTATTGATAATGAATATTATGGAAGTTCAAAAACATTAAATAGTGATATTGAATTATTGGGCAAAAGGAATTTCAGTAAAAAAATACTTGAAATATTTAGTGATAACAAATTCTTGGATTTTATTGAGGCTTATTATATAGGGAAATACAACACATTCGAAAAGGGATATAATAAAACGAGAACGGGAAGCATTGATAGAATGAGTATAGTTATTCCGAGGATCAAAACGTATAAATATATATGCCCGGTCTGCGGTAAGAAAGCTAATGACGAACGCTTTAAATCTTTGCATTTTGATAATTGTCAACTTAAAGAAGAGGGGGATTATCTTTGCCCCCATTGTTTAAAGACAGGACATACGTCCTCATTTAAATATAGCCATTTTGATTTATGTAAATATAGAAAAGTAAGAATTAATTGAAACTAAAATGATATTTAAACTTCTCAAACCAATATTAAGCAAGGTAAAAAATATTCCCGGCGAACCGATTCGGTTAACAGTTGACTTCGATAAGATAGATTTAGATATTGAAGGAAGCGAATATAGCACGAAAATCGAAACGAAATTACTTTGTTGGCTACTTACTAAGGTCAATGGCAATTATATCGAATTAGGTGTCAATAAAGGCGCAACAGCAAAGAATATCTGCTTAACTAATCCCGGCAAAATAATCTATGGCGTGGATTTAGTTAAGAATTCAACCATGCATCTTATCCAATTGGATGAACAGCCAACTGAGAACGAAGTTGCCAAAGAATGTATCAATGAACAAAACTTTCAATTGATCCTGGCGAATTCTCAAACTGTCAAACTCCCTGAAGATATTGGCTTGGTGTTTATAGATGCTGATCACACTTATGAGGGCGTGAGGAAAGACACCGAGAATGTTTTAAAACAGGTTAGTCCTGGCACCTTACTTGTTTGGCACGACTATCATCCGGAACCGGAAAACAACTATGCAAATGTGTACAAATACATAAATGAGTTGATGCATTCAATGAAACTTTACCAAATTGAAGGCACTTGGCTTGTAATTGGGGTAAAAATATGATACTCGATAAAAACAACCTATTAAATCAGCTCAATGAAGTGGCTAAACCTATCTTCATTGAGTTTTTTGAAAAGATTCAGACTGAATTATTTCTTGACATCAGGATAAATTGCGTTTATGATTCATATGCTGATAGTTTGAAACTTCATGAACTCGATTCGCGGAACCCGATATTTAATTTTCATGAATTCGGGATTGCAGTAGATTTGAATGCCATCAAAGATTATGGTTTAAAGACAGAAAGAATTTATTTAAAACGTGATTCTTTACATGATTGGAATAGTACAGGCGTCCCGCAATTAGCAAGAGATTTAAATATCCGTTGGGGCAATTTTAAAACCTATTACGATCCGGTTCATTTCGATATAGCCAATAAATTCGGGGACAATGTTTTTGAGGTGCTCAATAAAATGATTGCTCTTGCAAAGGTCCAATTTGGTGAAGATTTAAGCAATGCACAACTTAATAAAACTGACTTGAAATTATTCAAATGACAAAATTTTATTATACCCTTATGCCTTTTAGGGTTGAAATCATTATTATATTTGCCAAATCAGTGAAAGCCGGACTTAATTATCTCATTAATGAATGTGGTGCTGATATTGATGTAATCCCGGAACAGGAAAAGTTTACTTGTGCCATTACCGGTAAGGCGAATGATCATGAGGGACTTCCATCTTATTATATGATTTATAAGAAAGATTCTTTTAATATTGGCATTTTAGCGCACGAGTGTTTTCATGCCGTAATCAGGATTGCAAATGATAAGGGCTGTAAATTTAATCTTGAAAGCGAAGAATTCTATACTTATGCAATTGAAGATATGGTTAATTCCATTCTTGAAAATAAAGACAAATGACCCGTGACGAAGCGCTTAAGAA